GTGGGGCCAGGTAGGCGGCGCAGGCGCGACAGGTAACGGGCCTGATGAAGTCTTCTACGAGAACGACCAGACGGTGACGTTGAGCTATACAATCCCGTCGACCAAGAATGCCATGTCCACCGGCCCGATCACGTTGGGTGCTGGCTTTGTAGGTACCGGTAGCATTGCAGGCACGACGCTGACAGTCGACACCGCAACCTCTGGCGCTTTAGGTGTGGGCTCGATCATTGCAGGTTCGGGCATTACCGCAGGCACGACGATTACAGCGTTGGGCACAGGCACTGGTGGCATTGGTACGTATACGGTCGATGTATCGCAGTCAGCGTCCATCACTGCGATTACTGCAGCGGTGATTGTGACGGTGTCGTCTGGCGCTCGGTGGGTTGTACTTTGAAAGGTAAATCATGGCTTCTTTAGTTCTCGCAGGCGATACATCCGGTTCGATTACCGTATCGGCTCCTGCTGTAGCGGGCAGTACGACACAGACGCTGGTAAACGTCACAGGTACGTTAGCCCCGTTGGTGTCGGGTACTGCGGTTGCATCTACCAGTGGTACGTCGATTGACTTCACGGGCATACCGTCATGGGTCAAACGGATTACGGTGATGTTTAGTGGGGTGAGTACGAATGGAACTTCTCAAGTGCAAATACAAATTGGGTCAGGTTCTGTAACAACATCGGGCTATAGCAGCGCAACTTCTTATGGGCTTTCTGCTGGTCAAAACGGCATTAGTACGTCAGCTTTTTTGCTAGAGCCAACCGCCGTAGCTGGTGCCGCAACAGTACGTCAAGGCTTAGTAATTTTGTCGCTTATTTCCGCAAATACTTGGGTGTCGCAAGGAAACTTTAATAACAACGCAACGAACGCTGTTATAGCTACTTCCGGTGTATCACCAGCATTATCCGGCGCACTTGACCGCGTCCGTATTACAACTGCTGGCGGCACAGACACCTTCGACGCTGGCACCATCAACATACTTTACGAGTAGAGGCAATCATGGCTGGAACTATCGTAGCAGATACCATTCAGGCAGACAGTACAAGTACGCTGGTGCTAAAAAACGGTGTAGCGAACACACCACCGACGATTCAAGATAGCGCAGGTACGCAAATTGGTACGTTCTGCCGCGCCTGGGTAAACTTTAACGGTACAGGCACTGTCGCTATTCGTGCGTCGTTTAACGTGACGTCGATTACGGATCACGGTACTGGTGACTACACGGTCAACTTTACCAATGCGTTGCCGGACGCAAGCTATGCTTTTTTAGGCTCATGCGGCAGAGGTATATCTAGCCAAGATTCGTTGGTGAACGAAAACGTATCTACCATCCCTACCACAAGCGCGGTTAGATTTGGCACGACTACAAGCGCAGGTACGTTGGTCGATATGACGTATGTCAACGTAGGCATTTTCCGCTAAAGGCCAACCATGAAACTTATTATTTACCCTAACGATAACGGCGGTGTTGTCATCCTGACTCCTGCGCCAGAGTGCGGTCTGAGTCTGCAGGAGATCGCTGCTAAAGACGTACCTGCTGGCAAGCCTTGGAAGATTGTGGACGCTGCTGACATCCCGGCTGACCGTACCTTCCGTGACGCTTGGACTGCTGACTTTACTGAGGTGACTGAATGATCTCGATAGATTTCGACAAGGCCAAGGCGATTACTAAAGATCGGCTTCGTGCTGAACGCACACCTTTACTAGTTGCTCAAGATGTCGCATTTCAACGTGCGCTAGAGGCTAATGGCGATACAGCAGCGATTGTGGCTGAGAAGCAGCGTCTGCGTGACATTACGGCTCAGGTGGATACTTGCACGACTTTGGATGAACTGAGGGGGCTATCATGCGTTGTGCCAGAGCCCGCACCTGCGCCAGAGCTAGAGCCAGAGCCTGTTGCGGAACCTGCACCAGAGCCTACACCTGAAGGAGAAGCATAATGTCAGTCGTTATTAACGGAAACACAGGCATTACCGCTCCATCTCCGTTTGTGTTGGAAGGTTCTACGTCTGGCACCGTAACGGTAGCCGCGCCTGCTGTTGCTGGCAGCAATACGCAGACGCTGGTAGCCGCGACCGGTACGTTAGCCCCGCTGATTGCTGACACCGCCAAATCAGCCACTAGTACGTCTGTTGATTTCACAGGCATACCGTCGTGGGTGAAGCGGATTACGGTAATGTTTAACGTCGTATCGACCAGTGGCACAAGTCCTATTCAAATTCAACTTGGCGATGCTGGAGGGGTTGAGACTACGTCATATGCTGGATCAGCGGTAAACATTGATGGCGCTATTGGAGGTGCTGCTAACTCGACCGGTTTTCAACTATCTGATTCAATTATCGCAGCAAGTACGATGATGGGTATCGCAACAATTACATTGTTAGGTAGTAATTTATGGGTTTTTAATTTTACTGGAGCATTAGGTTCAGGCGCAGGAAACAATACTGTTGGTGCTGGAGTTAAAACCCTCTCTGACACACTAGACCGAGTACGCATCACCACAGTCAACGGCACAGACACCTTTGACGCTGGCACCATCAACATCCTTTATGAGTAGGCGATGGATTCACAAGTGCTATTCAACATCGCAGTAGCGATCGCCGGGTTCTTCGGCGGCTGGGTGTTAAACAACATCCACCGCTCGATTGACCGTCTGGACACCGACGTGCGTGCCATGCCGCACACCTACGTCAGCCGTGAGGACTACCGCGACGACATGCGTGAAGTGAAGGAAATGCTGGGCAAGATTTTTGATCGGCTAGAGGCCAAGCAAGACAAGTGAGGTGGATCCGCTAACCCTTTTGGCTGCTGCTAATGCTGCATGTGCGGCAGTTCGAAAGGGTTGCGAGTTGTACAAGGAAATTAAGGGTGTGGCGGGGGAGGCCAAAGACGTATTGGCCGATCTGAAGTCGCAGTACGACAAGATCGTCGACCCGACGCCCACGCAGAAACAGCAGTACCGTGAAGAAGTGCAGCGGGTGCAAGAAGTCGCCAAGGCTGACCCGAACGACACCTACACCGAGATCGGTGAGCAGCTCGGCAAACTGATGGACAGCTACGACGCGCTGAGTAAGGCGCTGTTGGCTGAGCAGGTAGCAGGCAAGAAGGTGTACAAGGGCGAGGAGAGCATCGGTCGTCGGGCACTGCGGCGTATCATCATCACGACACGCTTAGACGCCATGCTGGCTGAAATACGCGAAACGATGGTGTTCCGATCACCGCCAGAATTGGGCTCACTTTGGAGCAAGTTCGAAGAGATGTGGCAGACCATCGTGGCCGAGCAGGAAGCAGCGCACGCAGAAGAGCTTAAACTGATTCAGATGGCGAGATGGCGACGCAGAAGAAAAATAGTGGAACTAAGGGCCAAAGCAACTTGGATTTCAGCAGTCGTTTTCGTAGTGCTGTGGGCGGGAATGGTGATGTGGCTGACAACAAGAAGCGCGACAATGAAGACATCCCTTGGGGGCTACTAATCACCGTCATGGCGGTTCTGCTGACCTTTTTCGTCGTCATGCCGGTATTAGCGTTCATGTACTACGACATGTACTACGCCACCCAGGCGGCGGTAACAGAAGTCAAAAAGATGAAACAACTGCGGCGTGAAATACAGGAAGAACGACTTTACGGAAGGTAGACCATGCTAACACTCATCTCAACCATCGGCGGCTACATCGTCGCGCTGTTCCCCCGCCTGTTCGACATCCTGCAAGACCGTGCGGACAAGAAGCATGAGCTGGACATCCTGCACATGCAGATGCGTCAACAGTTAGCACTAACCGAAAAGGGTTACTCACCTTCGGACAAGACCGAAGAGGTGCGCGAGAACGACGAGCAGGATCACCAGCAGTACATGGCGCAAACCGCCGCGATCTACAGCAACCAGGAAAAGATGCTCGAGTCGTCCTCCCAGTGGGTTAAGGACATGACCGCAGCCACGCGTCCGTTTGTCACCTTCATCTTTGTGTTCGAGCTGGTGTTGATCAACTTGCTGACCATGCTGTGGATATTCGTCCACGGCGACAAGGTCACGTCGATCGGCGAGCTGATCCAGATCATGGAGATCGTCTTCGACGCGGACGAGATGGCGCTACTGGGCACCATCATCGCGATGTGGTTCGGCAGCCGTGGCAACAGCAAGGCAGGTAAATGAAACTGCCCGAGGCTACGATCGCGATGATCAAACACCATGAAGGTGTTCGGTACAAGCCTTACAAGTGCCCGGCGAAGTTGTGGACGATCGGGGTGGGCCATGTGCTGTACCCCGAGCAGGGCAAGTTGCCCGTCGATCAGCGCGACAAGTTCGCACTAAAGATAGAGGACTTCCGTGTATTTAGCAAAGAAGAAGTTGATTCGATCCTTGCGAAAGACCTACAGCGTTTTGTCACTGGCGTTCTTCGCTACTGCCCTGACCATCTTAACGATAATCGCCTGGGAGCGTTGGTCAGCTTTGCGTTCAATGTTGGGCTAGGCACCCTGCAACGCTCGACCCTGCGCCAAAAGCACAACCGAGGCGACTTCCAAGGCGTCAAGGAAGAGTTTCTGAAGTTCACCAAGGGCGGCGGCAAGGTGTTGCCAGGCTTGATCAAGCGGCGCAACGACGAGATCGCGCTCTACTTCATGGAGCCCAAGTGAACCCGTGGCTGATCTTAGCCGCCGTTCTGGCCGTGGGCGCTGCAGGCGGTGCTGGCTACGTCAAGGGGCGCGGCGACGGTCAGGCGAAGGTGCAGGCAGCCTGGGACGCCGAGCGCATCCAGCAGCAGGAGGCGCACAATCAGGCGCTGCGGGAGTCGATTGAGAAACAGCAGGCGCTGCAGTTAGGCGCTGACCAACTAAGACAGGAGGCCAATCGTGAGAAACGTGAGCTGGCTGCTCGCAATACTGCCCTTACTAACAGCCTGCGCGACAGGCCGGAGCGCCCCACCGAAGTCGGTGCCATGCGCAATGCCGCCGGTGCTGGATCAGGCGGTTGTACCCCAAGAGAGCTTTACCGACAGGATAGCGAAGTGGTTGTCGGACTCGCCAGAGAAGCCGACGAAGTCCTCATCGCGTTGAAACAGTGCTATGCCCAGTACGACGCCGTCCGCCTTAAACTAGGCGGCGGCGCAACTGCTGGCAAATGACGCGGTCACGCGTCGTCATCCAGATTGTCGTGTCCTTCGTCGTGCATTCAGCCGGTGACGGCCCCTTGGGCTCGGGCAAACCGATGGCAAGAAAGGTAAACGTGGCCACCGCGATGGCCGCGTAGTACACCACCACAAGGTCTTTCATATCCGTAGCAGTCTCCCTAAGAGCTTGGTGATGGACGACT